TGCCATAAAAGAAAACGTTGTAATATTTCATACTTTATTTATTATTTTGAATCTATTATCTTACTGAAGTTTTGATCTTTCACAAATTCGATATGTGAAGTAAATTTATCAACGTTAGAGGTTTTATGTGAGATTACAAAGATATTAGTATCAGTCATATCATTTAAGATTTCCCATAACACATCAGTACCTTCACCATCCATAGAACTATCACCAATCTCATCAAGGATAAGTAAGTTAGTTGCTACAGAGTTTTTAATCTTAGCAATCTCTCTCCACGTAAGCATAAGAGCAACATCGATTCTACTTTTCTCACCTTCACTGAAAGAAGCATAAGAAAACGTATCTCTGTATCTTGACTTAATAACTTCACTAAATTGTTCGTCAAGGTTAAAAGAGTAATTAGCACCCATCTTATCTAAATACTTGTTGATAAGACTATTGATAACAGGTAAGTATTGCTTAATAATTTTAGCTTTAATACCATCATCTTTTAGCAACATCTTACAGATTTCTTGATTGTGTTTGTCTTCAAGCAATACGATATTTTCTTTCTCAAGAGATGTAAACTCTTCTTCAAACTCTTTCAATTTTAGTTTTGCTTCTTCAATATCTTCAGTACTGTTTCTGTTTGATTGATTAGATAAGTTATTGATGTAAGAGTTTAAAGACTTTATTTCAGTATTAATTGTACTGACTTCGCTTTCAATTTTCTTTGCTTGTTCAATCTCTTCGTTAAGTTTTTCAATCTTAGTATTTAAATTGTTGTATGCTTCACCTACTAAAGGTTTTACTTTCAGCACTGATTGTTTTTCTTCGTTCAGTTTAGCAAACTGTTGTTCCTTTAGATCAGTTGTAATCGGTTGTTCACAAGCTTCACAATGGTCGTTATTTTGATAGAAATCAATTCTTTTGTTGATTTCTTTTTCCTTACGCATAATATCGTTACCTTTCATCTTAGCATCGGTAAGTTTATTTTGCGTTTCCTTTGACTCATTTTGTACTTCTTCATAACTTCTTACGTTTTCTGCCTCTGTAAGTAGTTTATCTTTCTTATCTTCAAGATTACTAATCTCTAACTTGATACGTGCTTTTTCTTGTTCAATCTTTTCTTCACTCTCTTTTTCAATATTAGAGAGTTTGCTTATCATACCTTTTTGACCTGAGATCTTAGTTTTCACAATTTCTTTTTGATAGTTATTTTCTTTAATGTCAATATCGGTATTTTGCGCTCTATTTTTCAAAATAGAGTTCATTGTACCGAATACAGTAATATCAAGAATCTCTTCAATAATAGTACGTCTATCAATAGAAGAAAGGTCCATAAACGATTGATAACGTGCAGAACCAAGTATTACAATTTGACTAAATGCTTTGTAGTTCATACCAATAACGTCTTCTAAACGTTTTTGATAATCTTTAGCTGCAGCATCGTGAGCAATAAGTTCTTCGTTTCTGTAAATCTCAAAGATAGCAGGTTTAATACCTCTTATTACTCTGTAAGGAGTTTGATTGATAACAAAATCTAATTCTACTAAGAGATTCTTTTCGTTCACTGAGTTAATAAGTTGTGGTTTGTTGATATTACGATAAGGTTTTCCATACAAACCATAAGTAATCGCATCTAAAATAGTAGACTTACCTGCGCCATTGTGACCTGTAATGAGAGCAGTAGGAACTCTATTTAGATAGATAGTAGTAGGTGTATTACCTGTAGACAAAAAATTCTTATATGATACTTTTTCAAAGGTTAACATTCTTCAACTTCCATTGCTTCTTCGTAAATATCAATCATCATCTTTTTAACGTTTTTCTTATTTGTGTTTGTAGCAACTTCATCAATATAATCTTCAATCAGTTGTTCAGTTGAAGAAAGGTTAATGATGTCTTGAACGTTGTCTTGATTATACTCTTCGTACGTTTCAATGATCTTTAACTCAAAAGGACTATTGAAGTTGATCTTATCGATAAACTTCTCAAATACCTCAAAGTCAGACTTACGTTTTACATTCACCTTTACGTAAGAGTTATTGATGTTATCTAAATGAGCATCACATCCATTGTCCCATACAAATCTGTGAAAGTAACGATAAGGATTTTCTACAAACTCAATAGAACTGTCAGTAGTGTCAAATACCCAAAAACCATGTCTTGTACTTGCATCTGACCAATTCATTTGATAAGGAGTACCAGTATACTGAATATTTCCTTTCTCTGATTGTGTATGATAATGACCAGAATACACTTTATTCCATTTCTCAAAGTCACTATACACAAGACCATCATTGCTGATAGCACCAGGATGCATAACAAAACCTTGTATTTCAAAATGTCCTAAACAGACATCTCCACCTTCTCTTACAACAGAGATTGCTTCATCATAATTCTGTTTACATATCCAAGGAATAATAGTGAATGTAACATCATCATAAGTTATTTTACCTATTTCATCCCATACAGTAAAGTTACTATGTTGAGAAAGTATTTGAGAAGGAGAACTATGATCTAATGAATGTCTAAGAGGAATATCATGATTACCTACTAATACATGAACGTTACAATCAAGTTCCTTTGATTTTTCTACAAACACTTCGTTTTGAAATGCCATCGTTTGTAGATTAATCCATTTACGATTATCAAAATAATCACCCATCTGTACGATGTTTTTGATACCATTTTCTTTTACGTAAGGCCAAAACGTATTCTCATAAAATAGTCTTTGCCAATACTCAACCGTTTTATTTGAGTTACGAGCACCAAAATGAGTATCTCCGAGTAATATTACTTTAGTCATACAAATCAATCCCTTTTAAGAGGTGTACCACCTTTATAGTTTTCTCTCTCTTCTTTTGTATATCCAGTTCTAAGACTAAACCCACCTTTTCTACTTTTTTCTTCTGTACCTTCATCTTTACTATTTTGAATATCCATAAGTTTTTGATCCGCTATTGACCTTGCATGATTATCAGCCATTTCACTAAACTCACTATTACCAATTAACCCAACTTCCGTTTCTTGAATTAGTTTAAGATTAGTTTCATACTTTTTCTTTTCATTCTTAATTGTAATAATGAAGTGACTAAAGATAATTTGCGTTACGTAAGCAAATCCATTATCAAACTTATCACCATTAAACCTATGTGCGTATTTTACCGCTGCTAAGATACCATTATGTACCATCTCATCTCTATACGAATAACCTCTAAATCTTGGTGTATGAGACAATCGCTCTGCCATTCTCATAATACAATCACCAAGATAATTGCTCATCTGAGGTTTATCTTTACCGTTCTCTTCTGCTTCTTTACACGTACGTGCATACTCATCTAAAGCTAGAGTGAAATCTCTGTTGTTTACGTAATGTTTGTCGCCTGGTTTTTGTCTGGTTCTTTTCATAACTTTACCGTATTAATTTTGTATTCAAACTGTTCATCAGTGTACTGCTTGAATCTTTCATCTGCATGTCTCATAGCAAAATTATTTCTTTGACCGTGTTTTAGATCATCAATAATATCAAATACTAATGCAGTGTTTTTATTCTCATTTTTTCTTAAAATTCTTCCTATTGATTGTAATACCTTAATCTTAGACTTAGTTGGATGTGCAAAGATAAGATTGTGTAGATTACGAATATTAATACCTGTACTAAACACTCCTAAAGAAGCTACAATAATTACATCGTTTGTTTCTGCCATTTGTCTTGTTGCTTCTCTTTCATTTTTATTTGTCTCACCTGCAACATAGTAAGTTTGCTTATTAGTCTCAAGCAGTTTGTAAAGATTTTCACCTTGCTCAAGTCTATGAAATACTACTAACGTATTACCAGGTAGTGTTGATGCCATTTTTGCGATAAGTTTATTTCTTTTTTCATGATTGACAAGGAAGTCTATTTCTTCTTTATAGTCAAACTTACTACATTTTTTCCTATCCTCATTTGGATAGTCTAACTGAACTAACTGAATCTTCATCTGAGCAATCTGATCATTATCCATTAGTTCTTTTGTAGAGATAAGTTTTTTTACAGGTCCAAACAAACCTTTCAATACAAGTTCATGTGTCTGAGAGTCTTTGAGAGTACCTGTAAGACCTATTCTATCAGGACATACAAGTAACTTTTCCATAATACTCTTTAGAGATTTTGCTTGTGCTGTATGTACTTCGTCAACAATAACTGATTCAAACTGAGCAAACCAACCTGCAGGCATTTTGTAGATTGATTGCCAAGTCGATACTACTACTCTTTCAGAAAAACTTTTATCTACACCTGCAGTAATACCATAAACATCAGTAAATTTACCGTTTGAGTAATCTTTGAAATCGCTTATCATTTGAGAGACAAGACTAATACTTGGTACGATGATAAGTATTTTTCTCTTATGTATTTCGTACCACCAACGAATCAGAGAATAAATGATTAGAGATTTACCTGAAGCAGTAGGTGAGAGCAACAAACATCTTTGCTTTCTGAGAGCAGTCTTGAAACCCTCTACTTGATAATCTCTCATAGAGATAGGTTCACCTTTAGAGTGAGGATCTAACGCTTCTAAAAACCCTTCAGCAAACTTATCTTCTAATGGTTGTTCTTTTCCAGGAAAATCGTATTTTGTACCTTCAAACTCTACTTCTACATCTAACTGTTTAGAGAACTTAATAATCTCATGAGTTAAACCACTGTAGATTGTGTAGTTTCTTGTATCAAATAATCTTATTTTTCCATCCCAAAACTTATTTCGATAGGCAGGGGAAAACTTAGCACCTTCAACTTCGAAAGTAAAATAATCAGAAAGCATTTTAAGTTCTGCTTTCTCACCTTCTACTACTTCTAAGTGAACATCGTTTTTCTTTTTGAAAACAATCATAAACTACCACTTGTGAACTTTGTCCAGTCCAAGGCATTTTTGATGTGTTGGTTTCTCCATTGAATCTGTGTCATAATATGACCTAAACCTTCAATCAAAATGTCCATGTATTCTATTCTCTGCAAAATCTTTACAACTTCAGGATCTGTATTAACATGTTTATCAATACCACCTTTAGTTTTCAGTTTCAAGTCA